GCAGTGGTTGAGCCAGCTACCGGATTAGTAGTACCATCCGTTGAACAAGTTACTTGTGCGTTACAATAAGAGGAGTAGGAGAAGAACACTACCAATAGTAGCGCCAGCAACTGCCCCGTTTCTTTTTTGAACATCCTGTTTTGTCTCCATTACTTCTACAGGTGGAATACGATCTGGATTTGCTTTCCATTTATCGGTAGCTAAATCGCCAATTTCACCAAGATATGGACAAGGTGTTCCTGCCATTTCCATTGCATTATATACTCTACGGTCTTGGCATAGTACAGATACTGCAGCCACTTTCATTCCCATATCATATAGTGTTTTACTTATTTTTAATCTTTCACAATTAGCATCTCTTACCATTTCCCCTGTAGATATTCCAAGGATCTGTGTTTGAACAGCTCCTGAAACTCCGACGGTACATAGATCTGATGATGATGAACCAACACTTGGTGAGATGGCCGAAGGTGGAGGTGAGATAACAATAGTCTGAGAATTTGCATCTGTGTTTACAGTTGAATTTGACTTTGAGTCTGTTTCAACCTTGCTTGTAGTCTGAGCTAAAGCAGTGTTCGACAAAAGCGCTAATCCAAATGCTAACGCTATAATATTTTTATAGTTCATAGTTGATTCCGTTACTAGATCTTTACATATCTATTTATAAAAAAAAAGTATCTAAAATTGAAAATAATCCTTTACAATCGCTAAAAACTATGATATAATATATCTATAAAATGGAAAAGGAAGGAAATACTATGAAATACGCAAATATGCTAGGCTACTCAGATGTTGAACCATACGAAGTTGTAAAGGTTATCTCTGACAAAACTATTGAAATTCGTGCTATGGATACAGAAGCTCTCCCTTGGAAAAGAGATTTTCATCCTGGCGGATTCTTTGGCCATACATCTAACCAAAGCGAACAGAAGTGGGATATCACTTCAAATGAAGACAATCCGGTTTTCAGAATTCGTCTAGGTAAAAAAGGCTGGAAAAGCGCTGGTGGATCTAGGTTTCAATTGGCTGATGAGCCAAGAAAGTTTTATGATTTTAACTTCTAAGAAAGGAAGTAATATGCTTTTAGCTGCAGTAATAATCGGTACAGTCGCTGGAACCTTTATTGGTGGATACCTTGTTGAGGATGAAGGTCCTCAAGGTGAGCTAGCTATGATTGCTTTCGGTCTTATTGGTCTGATCTTTGGTATAGTTGCATTTAGTCTACTAGGTTTATTGTAATTATTTTCAAAATAAACCTTTACAATTAACTAAAACTGTGTTATAATATATGTATAAAATGAAAAAAGGAAGGAAATAAAATGGGACAAGTTAAAGGATTAGTTATGGATATCGAAGATGAACTTTACGGTATTGATAACTTTGAAGATATGATCTGCGAGTCAGAGTCATATTCCCAATTCACCATGAAGCTTTTGGAAAAACCACAGTTCAATAAGATATACGAACAGTATGGTTCTTCATGGGTTAAGGGAGTTCTACTAGAAATGTGGAACGAGTACTGGGGTACTCAGTACGTATAAATAAAAAAGTAGTGATGAAGCAATTCAAACGCTAGACAGGACGCGGGGGCAGTACCCGCCGCCTCCACCATAAACACATTTACTGAGTGTGCTTATGATGGGGGCGAAATAGGATCGACTGGTAGTCATTAGGAAAGTGGAGCTATCCCGCGCAAGCTGGGTTAACGCAAGAAAAAGACTAAACGCAAACGATAATTTTGCACCTGTGGATTACGCCTTAGCGGCATAATTTAACGGGGTCCGGAGGTACCTAGCAACAGAAACCTCCAACTAATTTTTTACAGGAGACTTGAATGCCGCCTAGAAATCATAAAAATTGGTTAGCTACACCAAACGTAGAATACATATCAAGTGAGTGTTATAACAACGCTGAAATTTTTGCCCAAGAACAAGAAAGAATTTTTTCAAAAGTTTGGGTTCCTATGTGTCACATCTCTGAGATGTATAAAGAATTAGACTATCGAACAACGCAAATAGCAGGTGTTAATGTTATTGCATACAACACAGGTAACGGTGTTCGAGCATATCGCAATTATGGCAGTTGGGCACCTAGTGGTACACTGGCTGCGCCTATAGTAACTGTTGAACCACAATTGCATTGCGAAGTAAAACACGGTGGAATGGTATGGGTAACACTAGATCCTAATCCTACACAAAGTGTTGAAGAATGGACAGCAGGAGCATTTGACTGTATTGCAGATGCTATTGACACAGAAGAAATGGAGGTCTTTCATTATCATAAAGCAGTTATAGACACTAACTATAAATTGTGGCATGATACTAATAGCGAATTCTATCATGACTTTATGCACTATTTCAATCGTGTATCAGGTTTCAATGATGAATATTTTGCTAGGAAAAACATTCCTTTTGATAATGGACACGTAAACGTAAGTAGTTTTACTGTCAATTATACAGAATATGAAGGCTTTGATGATAGAGGAGAACTTAGTTTTCCTAATCTACCGCCAAACCAATGGTACATGGTAGATCTATTCCCAGGCTTTAATTTTAATCTAAGAGGAAGTGCTTATCGTTCTGATAGTGTTACACCTCTTGGACCAAACAAAGTGCTTATAGAGTTTCGCGGCTATGGACTAAAAAAAGATACTGAAGAAGAGAGATTAACTCGCATTAAACACCACAATAGTATCTGGGGTCCATTTGGCAGAAACTTACATGAAGATTTAATTGGTGTTGCTGGTCAAGGTACAACTATGAGAGAAGGTACTGAGCCAAGAAACATTCTTCATGGTCGACATGAAAATGGAACTATCCATGACGAAGTCGGTATGAGACATTACTATGCTGAGTGGGGCAAACATATGGACTTAAATCCAGCAATGCCCAAAGCGGCATAGGAGAATAAATTGGCTGAAGAAAAAAAGAATGGTATTGTAGTAAGAGAAGACCATAATGAATTTGAACTATTATTAAGATTTTTTGGCAATGAGATTATTGCAATTAAATTAGCTGCTTCAAACTTTAATGGTAAACTAATTATGTGGAGTATTGTTTTAATGATGTTTACTTTTATGCTTATGGAAGTGTTTGGATTTAGCGCATGGATTGGAATACCGCAGGTAGAATAAATGTATAAAGTAACAGGATATTTTAGAGATAATAAAGTCACTAGATCATTCATTGATCTCTATGATGCTATAGAGTTTAAAGATATAGTTGATGCTCATTATCCGTTAAATGTAACTTTTGAAAAGGTGATTGATATGAGAGAATTTATATATGATAGTTGGAATGGTATTATGGATGCTGAACGTAATCCACTGAAACATATTCCAGATACAAATGTTAGGCATATGGTTATGCAAGTTTTAGCGTGGATGTGGTGTATCACATTTGCTATGTTGATTGGTAGCTGGACTGTTTTTGCTATTAGTGCAGTAGCTCACGTATTCTTAATTGCAGCAATAGTAATTACTGTAGCTACATTTGAAACGGCTAAACGTAAGCCACAGTTCTTTGGTGGTTTTGGACGTGGAGTTGGTGGAGAACACGAATAAAAAAATTATTTTAGGGGTTTACAATCACAAGAAACTGTGTTATAATATATGTACAAAATGAAAACAGCCCTTGTGATGGAATGGTAGACATAACGGACTTAAAATCCGTGGCTTTAAAAGCGTGGGAGTTCGAGTCTCCCCGAGGGCACCAATTAGGAGATAAGTGTTACGGTAGCACAAGTGGCTCCAACCCACTAGGACAGGGTTCAATTCCTTGATCTCCTGCCAAGATAGGCAAACAGAGGGAAAGCCTGGCAATTACGCCGAACGTACCTCATAAAGGAGAAGTCGAGCGATAAGTTAACGCGGTTAAGCCTGTAAACGACGTAAAATTTAAGACGCAGGTGGGAATGGTCCGTTCGCCCTCATTAGATAGGAACGTAAATGCACCTCTCACAAATACGGGAGCTCTGCTTAATTAACTAAGGTTGGTACCTCAATATACCCGCGTGGGGCCCACGGTTAGCCCCACATCTTACTTTGGAGGAGTAATTGTCAGAGGACCAAGAAAAAAAAGAATACGAAGAGTGGAAAGAAAAATATGGTCATGATTGGAAGACAGAAAAAGAAATAAAAGAACAAGAGTGGAATGATTATCTACTTGAATTTTTTAGAGGGAGAGGGAGTTAATGGAAGAAACTATAGACATGTATAAAAGAAATATTGCTGATCTTGAAAAAGAAAAGTACTATCTTATTGGCAGAGTCAAAGAGTTATCTGAAGAACTCAATGATCTTAAAGGGCAAAAAATATGCGAATGCCCACCAATAGTGAAAAGCTAAAAAAAGTTTTTTCAAATTATTTTACAAGTGATTGATTTGTAAGGATAAAAAAGTGCATTTTTTCCTTTACAATTGCGCAAAAGTGTGATATAATATACTTATAAAATGATAAAAGGAAGGACTAAATATGAAAATGCTAAAATCAAAAGTTGCTGGAATGACTGATCTACAGTACACCAAACGTTATAACCTTATCAAACAGGTTGCTAACAAGCGTAAGGTAGAAGCAGCCCGTGACGCTGAAATTATTAGGGAAGAAAAAGCCCTTGAGCGTCAGCTTAAAAAAGAAGGCATTACTAATGATCAAGAGAATATCAATCAGTGGACTGATGGTCCACAATATCTTAAAGAACATTATGGTGAGCGTCTTGCCGATCAAACTTCGTACGAGTCTGATGAAGGTTGGAACTAGTATGAAACTCTTAGCTAGCCTTACAATTGCAGGTGCTGTAGCTTTTGGCGCAGCATCTCATGCAACTTCTAATACACCATTTGAACGTGAACAAATTAGTTGTATTGCTAACAATATCTATTGGGAAGCACGTAATCAGAACACTAAAGGTATGATTGCTGTTGGTCTGGTTACTATGAATAGAGTTAACGATAATCGTTATCCTGATACGCCTTGTGAGGTAGTACATCAAGGTCCTACAAGACCTTCTTGGAAAAACAAAAACATATCTTATCCTGTAAAAAATCGTTGTCAGTTTTCTTGGTATTGCGATGGCAAAGCTGAAGTCGTGCCACAAGCTGATTTTGAAGTATATGAAATTGCTCGTATGATCGCTTTCAAAGTATACTATGCTAGTTCACGTTGGGATTTTACTGATGGTGCTACGCATTATCATGCTGACTATGTAAGACCTGCATGGGCATCATCTAAGACTAAAACAATTACAATTGGTAATCATATTTTTTATCGTTGGGAGAAAAGCGAATGACACTAGAAAACCAGTATGATAGCGTGCCTTTACCAAAAACTAAAAAAGAATTAGATGGTGTTGAGTGGGCTAAGTATCATTTGTTTTCTAGAATAGTAGAAGACTTCAATATGTTAGAATTAACAGAAGAAGAAAAAGTTGTCCAAGCGTGGATGAAAAAGATGGTTGAAATATATAAATCGAGGCAATAATATGACTATGCATTTAGTGAGAGGTATGTCTTCCTTAAATACAAAAAGACGTAAAACAAATCGTAAACCTGGCTGGGAAAAAGCACAAGCTGAACATGACAAATGGCTCATGGATAAAGGTTGTCACCCATCTCAACTTAAATCTAAGAAGAAGGAGTTTGTTGAATATGTACCGACCAAGCCGGTCTACCGCGATGTCCCGTACTATCCAAGCGTCCAGACGTCGAACACAATTTGTGCAGGCGGAACAGCGAAAAAAGAACCTATGCAATACACAGGAGACCTTATCGTTGGAATTGGACAAATGCACAAATCAAACGCAGTTCCAATTATGCGAGGAACTAAACAAGCCGAAGACATAGCCAAGATGAGGAGGTAGTAAATGGCACCGTATAAATTGCATGATCATCGTATCATTAAAGAAGTAAGCATAAAATATTATGAAGAGTATGACTCTGATAATATCCGAAGAATTAGAGTAGAAACAGAGACTAAAAATTTCTTCCCTAATAGTGACACTACTCGTCACAATCCTACAAAATCAACTAAAGTGGAGTACCTATAATATGAGTGAAGCGTATACAAGAAGTGAAATGGTTGACATGCTACGCAATGGAGTATGTCAAGTTAAATTTATCAAAGTCAATGGTGAAGAGCGATTGATGCAAGCTACTTTGAAAGAGGATCTAATTCCTGCTGATAAGATGCCTAAAGATGACACCAATGGTGTTGATGCTACTCTTCAAGTTATTCGTTGTCTCGATACAGAGAAATCTGAATGGCGGTCTTTTAAGGTAGAAAACGTATTGAAGTTCAGCCATTAGGCTGA